CTATTGTAGAAAGTTGTTGTTGAATTCTGTTTAAGAATAACTTATAATGATTTTGCAAATCATCAAGTGTTGCAAAGTTTTGATCTAGTGGAGTGAGTGGATCTGAATTTTTTTCTTTTGGTAGAATATTGAGAAGACCTTCAGTAATTACATTTTCTTTTACTTCTTTATCTTCTACTTGCTTCTCAACATTTTTTATCCCTCTTTTTTCTTTGATCCATTCATCCGGAATCATTTTGTTCTTTTTAACAAAATCCTTATGCAATTTTTTTGTTGAGATATTAAATTCAGAACAAATTGATTTCATCAACTTATCAATTGAAGAATATGAAATATCCTTCAACGAAATAAGTTTCTCTTCTAAAGTATCTACCGCATTTTTATTGGGTTTGAGTTGCTCAACAAAAAGTTTATCAAAGGAATCTCCAATTAGAGACTCCAATTCTTCCTTTTTTTTCTTTTTTTCTTCTGCAACTAACTTAAAAAGATCTGATAGATCCGACATTATCTATCACTCTTCTTCTGATGTTCCATTATTAAACATAGAATTTGCTACTGTAGGACGAAATCCATCAATTTTTTCAGACGATTTTGTAAAGAGCAACTCTTTAATTTTATCGCTAATTTGAGATGGAGACTCGTCAGCAGCAATCATATCCATTAAATCATCCATTTTTATAATCCAAGTTAATAATCGTCTCTATTTATATTTCACCACCCTTGGGCATTTCTGCTGCCTTTGCATTTACTTCAGTTGCTCTTTCATCTGCTCTCAAATCTGGTTCCATTACTGGTTGTCCAAGATCCATTTGTGCATTTGGGTCCATAGGCATACCTGTTGCTGGATCCACTGGAATACTTGGGTCCGGAATAATACCATCTTTAATTTCTTTTTCAATAAGCGCATCTTGTTCTATGATCTCAATATCAGTCTGTCTAAGAATCTTACGTCTCACATAGTCTTGAGAAAAATACTTACCGATATAAGGTTCTGCAACCTGAACCATATTTAATCTTTCATTGAGCAACTCTGCATCTTTAAGTTCTGCAAAGTGATTATCATATAGGAAATCATATTGAATATGTTCATCCATCGTTCTCCAATCTTCTGGAGTAATGATATTTTTAAGAATAAGTTGAGTTTTCAACATATCACTAAACATTGCAGAAAATCTCTTTCTTAAACGAGAAACAAACTTACTGAACTTAACTTCATCACGAAGAATTTCTGAAGATCGTCCAAGATTAAATCCACCTTCTCCATCCATTCTTGATGGTGGAACATTTAGAGAATTATAAAGTTTTTTCTTGAAATATTCAATATCTGTAATTTCTCCAAGATTTTGCCCACCGGGAAGAGTTGTGATTTCTGTACCACGTCCACCTTCTCTTCTTGGAAGCCAGAAATCTTCAAGCATACTCATAAATTTCTTATCATCACGAATCTCACCAGTATTCGCATCGTAAACAAGTTTGTTACGATAACGCATCATAACATCACGAAGATATTGTTCTGCTTTTACTTTGGGTAGATTACCAACATCAATGTAGAAAATACGACGTTCTGGAGCTCTTGATAGACGATAGATAACCAGTGAATCCTCAATCATTCTTAGTTGATTGAGTGATTTAATTGCTTTGTGTAGATATGAAAGCGTTGATCCTTTATTTCTATCAACAAGACCTGATGTGCAATAGGTAATGGAATCCTTTGTCATCTTGACTCCAGAATTTGCCCCACCAAGAGCTCCAGGTGCTGGAGATCCTGTTGGATAACTCATCTTTGGTTCGTAGATGAAATATTCTTCGATTTCTGGAAAGTCGTAATCCATTGGATTATCGATCATTCTGTTTGAAATTTTATACTTATCGGAGTCTTTTTTCTTTGCTTGACGAACATAACGCATTTTCATAGCGTCGATATATCTCAATTCCAGAATACCTGCTTCGGGTTTTTTGAGATCTACGACTTTATGATAATAGAGTCTACCATCAACATACCAATTTCTATAAATTTCGTGAGATTTTTTATCAAAATCTAAAAGTTCTAAAATATATTTAAATTCTTCTCTAATTTTTTTCTTGATACCATCACTTGCCTTTAGATTATCTAAATCAATTTGGACAGGGCTATCGTTAGTATCTGATACAATTGCTTCGTTTACAACATCTTCAATCGCACTATCGCATTCTGGGTGCAATGCCATTTCACGATATCTTTTGATTAAATCAAATTCTGTTCTGTAAACACCCTCAATATCAACATAAGATCCAAAAAATCCACTAGTTAGATAATGATCAACCCCGTCCTCCTTATTTGGAGGAACGGGGGAAACCACACCTTTAGATATTTCTTCAGTATCTTCAATAGAAAAACCAAATAGTTTTGCCATAATTTATTTTATGCTTAATATTTAACCTATTTATTACGCTTCTTCAGTCGATGGTGTCCAGTACTGAACTTGGAATTCTACTGTGAATTCTTCAATGGTATCCGATGAATCATACGCAAGATCAATGGCAGCAATATTTGTTGGAAAAATATCAAAAAACTTATATGTTGCTGCAGTTTCCAAACCATTACCTACCGCAGTATTCTTACCTACTGCACTAGTGCCTCTTCTAAATTGCTTAACAAAAGCATCACACATATAATCGTTGGGATCAGTAAAACCACTACCATCGGCATATTGCCCAATAGATTGCATCCAGGCTTCCATAGCATCTCTGATTAAGAAATCTTGATCATTGATTACTGTGATTGTCCAGGTATCGAATGTGCGATCTCCAGCAACTTTAAAAATTCTTCCTCTAAAAGGAACATCAATTGATGCAATATTAGATGCTGGAAGAGCAGCTGACTTGCACAAGATTGGAAAATTTTCAGTTAAGATAACACCAGCTGGTGGAGCTGGAATAGTTACCTCAAATAGATTGGGGCGGGCACCGCCACCAATAAGTGCTGATTTAAAATCTTGAATAGAGTGTGCCATTTTTTAATTTCTCCTTGGTGTTTTTTAGTTAAGATCAAACAGTACCAGCAACTTCTTCAAAACTCACTCCAGTTCTGGTAGCGACAAAAGTAAGTGTGATGTAATTAATAGCCTTGGCAGGCTTCAGATAAATATCGGCTCTAAATTCATTGTTATCAATAACATCGGGAGTGTTATTTGATGCATCACATACAACCAAGAATCCATAAAGACCACGTTTTGCCTGAACATCACGCAGATAAGGTTCAACAATATTCCTAAAGTTTGCTCTTGTAATCTCATCATTCAGTTCAAAGAGTTGTGCTTGAGCACTTCTTTGAAGTGCCTGTTCAACAGTAAGGAAGAGACGACGAACGTTAATTCTATCAAATGCCGAGGCATAACCAAGAGCAGTTTTATCACCAAAGAGAAGAATTCCAATACCAGGTTGATTAACAATCGCGTTAATTCTCAATGGATAGAGTTGATCTCTCTGTGCTTTGTCTGGATTATATGCAAGTTTAATTGCATTATTTAAAATGCCTCTCTGCTGACCTGCAGGAGAGAACCATGGATATGCAATAATATTTGTTCTAACTATTAATCCAGCAACATCCGCGTTGCAAGGAATATATCTAAACTTATTATTAAATCTATCATAAGTGTACTTATATCCAGCATCAAATACTGCATAAGATGAGGACGAAAGTGGTGAGAAAAACTCTAAAACATTATCTGTTTGAGTATCAGTATTGGTAATATCTACAACATCAGCACGATGTGGAGAGATCACAGCAATACAATCTTTTCTTCCATTAGCAATAGAAATCAATTGATTTGCTTTTGCCTGAGATTCAAATTTATTCCCCAATCCAGGACCCATAATCAAGCAATCAACTTCAATTTTATCTGCATTGGAGAATAAATTATATGCAGCAAATAAATCTCCAAGAGTTGCAACCATACCGCCAGAGTTACTATAATCTTTACCCCCAGTAAGTGTATAAGTTACGTTTCCAAGAGCACTGTAAGTTTTATCTTGAGCATCAATATTCCAAAGACCTTCAGAATCTGTAAATTGAGTAAATGCTGTAGAGAATCCTGTTGCAACAACTGGTTCATTTGCATTTAAGTCATCTGAAGGGTTATCTCCAACATAGACATAATTTGAATAAACTGCAAGATAATCTTTCCACCAAATTTTTTGTGGAGAATTGACCGCAGAAATTGCATCTGATGCTTTTGAAAGACCAAGATGCTTTTCTATAAGATTTCCTTGAATTCCAGTAACTGTTCCAGTATCATCAATAATAATTACATGAATTTCATCACTCTTACCGTTTCTATTTACGGCATATTGTGAGGTTCCTGGTTTAGGAGCAATTGATTTCCAAAAAATTGAAGTGTTTGTCAAACTTAAAGTTTGTTGATCGTACCAGTCACGAATTGGACTAGTTCCAGTGTTGATGGTAGAAGATGTTGTTGCAATTCCTGCACTTGTGATTAGATTGACGGTTAAATTTCCGCCACCAGTTGATGCTGTAAATGATGCTAATTGTGATTTTTGAGCATAAGTCACTTCAGTTTCAACATCTGCAATTGAAACAAGTGAATTAATTTTTACATCAATTGTGCTTGCTCCAATTCCAGTAATGATTCCTTTCAGATAACCATTAAATACTGAGGTAGTTCCTATACCTGCTGAAGGAACGTTGGCGAGAGTGGTGGTTACTCCCATTCCAATTGATGCCACTGATGTAAATGCAGAGCCAACAGTTAGAATTTGATCTGCCTTATCATCAATAACACATACCTTTAAGTTATTTGACCAAGAACCAGGATTCTTTGCTGCAAAGATATAATTTGCAATATCGTCTGCATAATTTGCTTCGTAATCATCAAAGTTCTTAATTTTAAGCGAAGGTTCGCCTGCAGTTGAAATTCCAGAAGAATTGCGAATGGCATTAGCATTTACTAAGTTGCTTCCATCTACTCTAGCAACTTTAAGAACGCCACCATAAGAAAGGAAAGATGATGCACTCATCCAGTATTCGTACTGTGCATCTGTAGATAGAGGTTTTCCAAATACATTAATAAGTTGATTTTCTGTGGTAATATCAATTGGTTCTTCAACTGGACCAATTGCAAAAGGACCAGCAATCGCTCCAATGTTATCTAAAACATTATCAGCTCTTCCTACTGTTAAATCAACCTCTCTGACGAGTACGCCTGGAGATAATTGAGGAGTCGCCATTTTTTTCTCCGTAATTCTCTGTTTATCTGAAAATATTTATTAAAATCTTACTTTACATCTGGGAAATGGGACGTGAATATCTACCAATCAGGATATTCCCAATTAACTAATGGGGAATTCTTCTTTCTAAGTTGAGTTACTCTTTTTACTGTACACTCCTTACACTCATAAGAATATGATGATAATACTGCACCTCTGTCTTTACGAGTTCTATAAAACCCATCAATCAAATTTTTTGTCTCATCACATACTCTACATTTTCTATCTGTAAGTAATAAATGTCCCAAGTTTATTTGCTTATCCAAATCCATTAATATTTCCACATATATTCCCATTCATTGGACCTATCACCATACTCATCAACATGCCATCTATCACCATCTACATCAGTAAAACTTGATTCTTCATGTAAACCATCATTTAAAAACCCAAATGGTGACATATCTTGTTCTATTTGATTTTTTTGTTCTTCATATAATCTTTTTCTTACATCCTGATCTGTAAGTTCTTTAAAGTAATCTTGTGCAACTAACCAGGCATATATTACTAGGCACATTGCAAGGTCATCATTGCAACCTTCTTCTGCCTCGAAGGAATTGTGTTTTTGAATAAAGGTTGTTAATTCACTAATAATCTCATAATCATTTAAATATAATTTATCTTCCTCAATCATTGTTTTGAGATTAAGACATCCAATTTTTTTAACAGTTTTGGACATCTTAACACCAAGTTGAGTTTTCTTTCCAGAAAAACCTTGTCCAACTATTTGACCTGCTCTTCCTCTCATTGAACACATAAGAATATTATTATACTCCAAATCATATTGAAGAATTGATGCTACCTGATCTCCAACATCATTAACCTCACATAGAATATATGCATCATTATAACTTTTTGCCACATCATAAATGACACTTGGAAATAGCATCGGTTTAATTTCATTATTTCTATACTTTCCAACAACCTTATGTGGAAATTCTGTAATGTCTACCACAACGAATGCTGAATAGTCGCTTCCTACACCTCTGGCTACGTCTACAGTGATAAGATAGTCGTGTTCCTTAACTGGATGCACATATACGTCTAAACCCGCGCTCCGGGTCTTAGGGTGGTCATATACAAGGGTTCTGAGTTTGCTTGGTGCTATTAGAGTATCTACAGATCCAAGGAATTCGCATAAAAATTCTACCTTAAACTGCTGCTCACTTGTATTTGCAATCGTCTGCTTTTTCCATTCTTCATCACGACCAGGAACTTCACTCCAATGCACATCTGTAAAGACATATTCATTTTTACCTTTTTCTGCATCATGCCACATTCGGTAAAAATGATTCATACCATGTGGCGTTGAAACTATAATAACCTTGGTATTTTTACCAGAAGTAATCGTAGGATAAACTGAAGCAAAGAATGAATCTGCAATATGATTTGGGACGAATGCAAATTCGTCCAAGAACAAAATATTGAATGACATTCCTCGAACAGCAGATGCAGATGTTGAAGATGCTAAAATCTTAGAACCGTTCTCCAATTCAAGAGATCCTTTGTTCCAAGATATAATGCCTTGTTGCATCCATTTTGGAAGATTTTCATAAGCAGTCTGAAGTCTATCTAAAAGTTCTCTTGCGGTTGCTGCCTTGTTTGCAAGAATACCAATGTTTACATTGTCATTGAATACTGCATAGTGTAAAAGAAATGCAACCACAGTAGTAGATTTACCAGTCTGACGTGGCATCTTACAGATATTGAATCTATGGTTATGAAAATTTTCAATTAATTTTTCTTGAAAATTATATGGTTGAAAATTTTGTAAACCGTGATCAAGAGTAACAATCTTTACATAATTTTTAGCAAAGTAAACTGGGTCTTCCTGACATCTAACAAACTCAATAATTTGATCTTTTGTAAATTCATGTGGAGTATTTGCTTTCTTAAGAAGCGGATTACCAAGATAAACATCATT